CGACATCGCCGAGCAGGCCAAGGCGCGCCTGGCCGACTACGCGGCCGAGGTCCACGACGAGCAGATCACGATGACGCTCTCGGGCCTGCGCGGCCAGGGCGACGAGATCCAGCACTACCCGATCGGCTACGGCGGCTTCCCGAACACGTTCGAGACGCCCGACACCGGCCACTACCAAGCCTGGGACGGCTCGGTGACCTACGCCACGCTGGTCGAGGCCACCCACAAGCTCGGCACCAACGTCATCGACACGGCGCTGCTCAAGGCCAAGAAGATGATCGGCGACGTCAAGAGCGGCAAGGCCGCCAAGATGGTGCCGTGCGCGGCCGAGGGCGGCGAGCACTTCCTGTTCCTGACGGGGCCGGAGGGCATGTACGACCTGCGCCGCGAAGTGGGCGACGCCGGCTGGCTGACCCTCGAGAAGGCCAAGGCCGCGGCGGTCGGCGAGAAGTCGCTGATCTTCACGGGCGGCCGCGCGTTCTACAACGGCGTGCTGATCGACGAGACGCAGACCATCGTCAAGCAGAACACGGCCGGCGCGGGCACCAACCTGCGCGCGATGCGCTCGCTGTTCCTGGGTGCGCACGCGGTCGCGGTGGCCTACGGCACCAAGGGCCAGTCGCGCGGCACGCGCTACGAGCTCTCCGAGTCCGACCTGGACCACGGCGAGGAAGAAGTGATCGTCATGCGGCTGATCGCGGGCTACAAGAAGCTGCGCTTCAACAGCATGGACTTCGGCCAGATCACGGTCGACCACACCTACACGGTGGCGGCGGGCGCAACCATCTAAGCCAAGGAGCACAGCTAAATGGCAACCCTTCTTTCCAAGCAGATCACCGACAAGGTGCCGGTGCCCTCCGCGAACGCGGCCACCGACGTCATCCCGCTGGTGGGCGACTACACCCTCACGGCCGCCGCCGCCACCGGCGACGAGCTGGAGATGGTGGTCCTGCCCGCGGGCTACGTCGTCGTGGACGTGATCGTCGACACCGAGGACTGCGGCACCGCCGTGACGGCCGACGTGGGCATCATGTCGGGCACCCCCGGCACGACCGGCACCCGCACCTGCGGCGCCGAGTTCATGTCGGCCAAGGCGCTCGGCACCGCCGGCATCTACCGCATGGACGTGTCCGGCGGTGGGCGCGTGGCGCCGACGACCGCCGACCGCGGCATCGGCTTCGCGCTCACGACCGTCACGACCCCGACGGCCGGCGCGAAGATCCGCATGACGGTCCTGGCGCGTCCGCAGTCCGAAGGCGTCTGATGACCCGGCGCGGCACGCCGAAGGCGGGGGCCTCGGCCCCTGCCGCAGCACCACAAGCCCAGGCGCCCGTCGCGGCGCCCGGGCATGTGATCGACGAGAACCGGCCGCTCGGCTCGCTCAACGTCGATTCGCTCTCGGGCGACGTGCTCAAGCGCTACGCCAAGCGCGCCGGCGTGCGCCAGCACGACATCGACGGCCTGACCGAGGACCGGCTGCGCCAGAACGTGAAGCTCACGATCGCCAACCACTTCGAGCTGCTGTCGGAGGCCTGACCGATGGCCTCCACCGTTCTGGTCCGCGACGTGTTCTGGCGGGTGTCGGTGATCCTGCAGGACACCACGCCGCAGTTCCAGCGCTGGCCCGAGCGCGAACTGGTCCACTGGCTCAACGACGCCCAGGTGGCCATCACCAAGTTCCTGCCGATGGCCTGCTCGCGCGTGGACGCGATCAAGCTGGCCGCCGGCACGCGCCAGTCGATCGAGACGATCGCCGCGGCCGACTGCAAGCCCGGCGACGGCAGCGTGCCCGGCGTGGCGATCAACGGCACCCAGTTGCTCGACGTGGTGCGCAACATGGGCAGCAACGGCACCACCCCGGGCAAGGCGATCCGCATCGTCGAGCGCGAGGTGCTGGACTCGCAGAGCCCGACGTGGCACACCCTGACCGGCGCGGCCGTGTCGTCGTTCGTCTACGACCCGCGCACGCCGCGCTACTTCTACGTGTTCCCGGGCGTGACCGGCACCGTGTGGGCCGAGATCGCCTACACCGCGCAGCCGATCGCCATCCCCGCAGGCGGCGCGCCAGGGGCCGAGCTCTACGGCGTGGACGGCGGCTCGGCGCAGAAGATTTCGATTGCCGACGAGTTCACCGACGACCTGGTGAACTACGTGGTGGCGCGCGCCCACATGAAAGACACCAAGTACGGTGATCCGTCCAAGGCCGTCGCGCACAGCAACCTGTTCACCGGCTCGCTCAACGCGAAGGTGACGGCGGTCAAGGGCGAGAACCCGAACCTGCAGCGCCTGCCGGGCGTCACGGAGGTCGGTCGATGAGCCTGGACGACATGCTGCCCTACGTGCTGCCCTATGTCGGCGGCTGCCCCGAACTGGTGGCCAAGCACCACCTGCTGCTGGCCGCGCGCGAGTTCGCGGCGCGCACCCACTGCTGGATCGAGCCGCAGGACGCGATCCTGGCGGCGGCCGACACCACCGAGTACGCGTTCAACCTGTCCGAGGGGCAGGAGGTCGTCAAGCTGCTCGCGCTGTCGGTCGGCGACCGCGAGTTCGAGATCGTCGACGCGACGACCGGGCGCCGCCTGCTGCGCGCCAACGAGGGCGGCGAGTTCGCCTTCACCGCCAACCGGATCGACTTCACGCTGTCGCCGGCGCAGTCGGTCGATGCCGAGATCGTCACCGAGTGCGCGCTGCAACCGGCGATGGACGTCGAGGACCTGGACGACGACGCGTTCCTCGAGCACGCGACCCACATCGGTTTCGGGGCCGCGGCGAGCCTGCTGGCGATGCCCAAGCAGGACTGGTCGAGCCTGGACCACGCCGACCGCATGCGCGCGCGCTTCAACGACAAGGTTTCCACGCTTGGCCTGCGCGTCTCGCGCGGCTATTCCGCCAGCCGGCCGCGCGCAGCGGCGAACTTCTTCTAAGGGAGCACCACCATGCCCATCGTCGCAGGCGACATCAAGTACCGTCTCTCGGGAGGGGCCAGCAACTCCGATCCGCTGCTCTCGCTGGGCGGCGTCATGTCCACCACGACCGACGCGCCGGCGGGCATCTTCGACGACGTGGCCAGCGCCGACAGCGCGGCCGGCGACATCGAGTACCGCTGCATCTACGTGCTGAACAACCACGGCTCGCTGACGCTGCAGAACGCGAAAATCTGGATCGAGGCCAACACGCCGAGCGCGACGACCACGATCGCCATCGCGCTCGCGGGCGAAGGCCTGAACGCCACCGCCGAGACGGTGGCCAACGAGAACACCGCGCCGACCGGCGAGACGTTCAGCTCGCCAGCCAACGAGGGCGCCGGACTGAGCCTGGGCAACATCCCGTTCGGCCAGCGCTACGCGGTCTGGATCCGGCGCACGGTCGATGCGGGCACCGCCGCGGCCGCCGACACCTTCACGCTGCGCGTCAAGGGCGACACCGCCGCCTAAGGAGCCCACATGGCCACCAAACTGACCGACACCCAGGACGTCACGACGACGGGCGTCAAGAACCCGAACTCGCTGACCAAGTTCCCCGAGTTCGGCGGCACCTTCACGGTGGCGCTGCAGGCCGGTGGCACGCAGACCGCGACCATCCAGTTGCGGGCCTGGAACAACAACACGTCCTCGCAGCCCGAGATCCTGGCCACCTTCGTGCTGCCGGTGGTGGGCGGCGCCAAGAACGGCGACCTGTTCGACTCGCTGCCGGTGTTCTCGACCTGGGACGACTGGGACTGGAACGTCACCGCGATCGGCGCCGGCGCGACGCTGCGCCTGTCGGCCGTGGGTGTCGGGGTCTGAGGCGATGGTCGCGCCGAACACGAACCTGACCGGCCCGACCGGCAACGCCGAGGTCGGCTTCACCTGGTCGTTCATCGGCACCGCGACCGCGCGCGACTACCCGATCGTGCTCAAGGCACCGTTCGCATTCCGCATCACCGAGGTGGTGAGCAAGTGCGCGAGCGGCACGTCCACCGCGACGGTCAAGATCGACACCGTGGCCCTGGGCGGCACCGCCAACAGCGTCTCGAGCAGCGAGCAGAGCCAGTCGCACTCGTCGTCCAACACCGTGGCCGCTGGCGCCGACGTCATCGCCACCTTCACGGCCGGCGCGGTGGACCCGCAGTTGACGATCTCCGGCTACCGACTGTGAGCCCCGCGCCCCATGCCCAACTTCAACCGCGTCCTCTCCGGCCGGGCAGCGCTGGTGACGAGCTCGCGCACGGTCACGGGTGCGACCAACGTCGCGGCCACTGACCTCAACAACGAGATCGTTTTCAACTCGCCCTCGACGGCAGTCATCACGCTGCCGGCGGGCAATGGCCTGAACGCCACCGTCGACGACGCGGTGTACGTGTTCATCGCCGGCCTGGGCATCCCGACCTTCGCCTGGACCGGCGGCACGATCCGCGTGCCCTCGGGGCTGGCCCCTGGCGTCCAGTACGGCTACATGGCCGTCAAGTGGGCCCCGACCAACGAGTGGGTGCAGGTATGAAAGGCTGGACCTGGCTTCGCGGCGGCCGGCGCAGGACCGTCTCGGCGGTGCAGAAGGATCTGGCCGCCAGCTACGCGGTCCTCAGCGGCACGGCCACGGCGTTCACGCTGTCGGGCCCCTCGAGCGGCACCACCGGCATCGAAGCCACCTTCACCGTCACGCCCAACGGCGTGCTGGGCTCGCAGGTGATCGTCACGCTGGGCGCGCCGGGCGCGACGCTGAACGTGCCGACGCTGACCTTCAACGCCGGCAGCAACTCGCCGCAGACCTTCGGCGTCACGCGCGCGGTCGTCGGCAGCACCGACGTGTCCATCGCCAGTTCGCTGGCCGAGATCGGCTCGCCGATCACGTTCGTGGCCTCGGCGCCGGCCGCTGCGGGCGACCTGAACACGTCCTTCACGCTGGCCAGCGCATCGTCCGGCACGAAGGAATTCACGATCGGCCACGCCTTCAAGCAGGCCGAGGTGCCGACCAGCTACGAGGTCGCGGTCGCGGGTGCCTCGGCCCAGGTCACGCCGAAGAACTACTGGCCCGACGGCTCGCTCAAGTACGCGATCGTCGCCGGCACCTACAGCCAGCCGGTCGGCGGCAACCCGGTCACCGTCACACTGACCAAGACCGCCGCGGTGGCGCCGCCCACGCCGCTCGCGCTGTCGCAGTTCAAGGCCGCGATGGTCGGGCAGACCTGCTCGATCGCCTGCGGCGCCTTCGGCAGCGCGAGCTGGTCCGGCACCGACTGGGACACGCCGCACCAAGCGTGGGTCAGCGGCCACCGCATGTCGTCGTGGGTGTACCGCAAGCCTGTCGGCGCCGACGCGCACCTGGTGGCGTGGCTCGAGGTGCGCTACTACGCCAGCGGCGCGGTCGAAGTGCTGCCGTGGATCGAGAACGGCTACCTCAACGTGGCTGGGCCGACGAACAAGAGCGCCACGTACACCTTCACCCTCGGCGGGACGCAGCGCTACAGCGGGGCGCTCGATCTGCCGCACCACACCCGCACCGTGCTGCTCGACGGCACGAAGCTGTCGCACTGGCTCGGTACCGATCCTGCAGTGACGGTCAAGCACGACGTCGAGTACATGCAGGCAACGACCCTTGTGCCTGCCTATGACGCCGTGGTGAGCCCGAGCGCGCCGTCAGTCACGCGCCAGCCCACGTCGTTCACGCCGCTGATCGCCCCGCCGGCAATGGACAACACGGACGC